GTTGAATACAAAGGCTTTGGACAAGGCCAAAAGTTCTCTAACTGTAGTGGGTCATCTCTTTCATCGAGAATCTTGCCCATTGACTTAGAAATCCATAATACTTTGCCGGTAGTTTTGTCCCAAATCTCATAAACTAGCGCCTCATAAACTCCGTCATCAGACTTATAAGATTGCTTTAAATCGTCAGGTTTGGTGTCTAAAGGTATTTTGTAGCCCAATTCTTCGCCAAAGCGTTCAACAAGGGCTGGGCGCGACATATAAACTTTACGCCAGACTGCGGTTACTTCTTCCCATGTTCTAGCAACGGTGTGTCCAAAGTCTTTCCAATGAACATAGTCTACTGGGCAGCACTCATACTCTATGCGCTCCTCAGACTCATTTTCCATGCCGCCTTCAGTTTCGGCTTCATCGGTATCTTCAGTAACGCTAAGTCCATCTTCAGGTGTGTCGCCATCCGTCATACCTGATTCTTCGCCTACAATATGCGGTTCGTAACGCACCCAGCTAACGCCTCGACCACCTAATAAACGGTCTAATACGCTGTTATTCATAGCAGACTTATAGTCGCCATAGTGTTCTAATTCAAACTCTAATGCCCTTTCAAGCATCATTGATGCGACTCTGCCTATAGGGTCATTGTCCCTAAATCTACGGCTAACATCAGGTCTAGGAAGTCTTGCAAAGATAGCTGGCTGAATAGTCTGAACATTACTCCAGAGAATGTTAAATCGTGCATTAGGGTTTCTGTCGTAGCGGGAATCATCTTTGTACTTTTTAACTATGCGGTCAACTCTGGCTTCCCAACGCTTAAAGCTGCGTTCATAGCCCATAATGGTTTTATACCAGTCCTCGTAACTGTGGTTTACAGTTGCCTTATCATTTGCCATCAAATTCTCCCTGCCGTCTTGATTTTGGTATCTTTCCACATATCATTTAGGCTTACATCGGTTTTACCTACAAACAGCCCTCTAATTGGTTCTTCTTTTGAGGGTAACTTAGCTTCTTCTTTCCAGGCAATGCTTAACATCCTAAAGGCATCAGCGCCATGAGAAGTCCAATCGTGCCTAGGTTTATCCCTAAATACTTTCTTATCTTCATCGTACTCACGCTGGTATTGCCTTAAACATTCAATGCCATCCTCACATCTATGGTCAAACCAAGCCCTAGTTAATGCTAATCGTGTTGCTTGTATTCCATCTTGAAGTGACAAACTTGGCACTATTTTCATAGATTTTAACGCAATTTTGTCTGAAAGTTGTTCAATTATGCTTCTATTTGACGCTAATGTTTTTGCGCGGGCATCATGAGGTAAGTAATGAGTACCATAAACATAGTCCCTTTCTTTCTCTCTAATAGCAATAATGCCGGCATAGAAAGCTACTGGCTGACCATTAGAAGAATGGTAGTCAAGCATACGAATCTCGCCATGTACCACTTGAAACCACCAAATAGCCGTATCGTCTGAGTACCCCAAGTCCCAGGCAGTATGCACAGGAAACATAGGGTCATACTCAATGTCAAGTATTCTGCCTTGGTCAGTAAGCTGGCGCATCTCTTTGCCGTAGTAAGCACCTAAGATGGCACTTTCAAAGTCGCACTCAAACTCTTGTAAGTATTGGTCTTGAGTCATAGACTTGGCAGCATCGTCTAATTCTGACTGTGGCAATAGCCCTGTTTGGCTTGCCCTTAATGTTTTAGCGTACCAAGTATCTGACTTAATCGCGTTGTTATATATGTCCCAGAAAGCATTATGGCCTTTAGGTGTACCAATAAATACTGCCCAGCCTAGTCTGTCTGCGAGGAGTGGTCTAATAATTTCACCCCAAATACGAGGGCGCATATCAGCATATTCATCAAGAACGATACCATCAAGGTAAAGACCACGAAGGGAATCAGCATTGTCAGCACCAAACAATCGAATCCTCGCACCATTAATGAGTTCGACCCAGAGTTCACTTTGATTAGCTTTTGCCATAACTGGCTTGGAAAAGCGTAAAAGGTAGTCCCAAGCAATGTTTTTAGCTTGGCTGTAATAAGGTGCAACATAAGCGTATCTCCCATCCTCTTTGTTTTCAATTAATGCTTTGTAAATTAACTCATTAATACAAGAAACAGTTTTACCACATCGTCTATGCGCTACTATGACAGCCCAGCGTTCTTGTCTTTCATGAAAGTCTAAGAATACATCCCTAGGCTTGTAATCTAGTTCTATATCTATTACTTCTTCCAAGACACCACCATGCGTTGAGGGGCTTTCTCGTCACCTACTACTTCAGTCCTTGCTAACTTAGGTACTGAGTATTCAACTAGGTTCTGGACAATCTCACAAGCCTTGGCTGGATTAGGTTGAACAATAAACTTTCCTGTTTTATCGTCAAATATGCCTTCTGCGGTACTCTGAATCCACGATTGAATAAAAGGTATATTGGCATCAAGTAATGCTTTAATCGCCTCACGGGCTTCTGTAGTGGCTTTATTAGGCACTCCAGCCTTACGACCAGCCCTATTTAAGTTCTTTTCTACAGATTTCGACACTTTATTTTCCATACATTCTCAAGTTGTTGATTTGTATAGGCATATTCTACATCATTTGCAAAAAAGCAACAAATATAAAAATATTTAACAAAATTAGGGTTTATCCCTATACAAATACTGTAGCAATCTGCTACATTGGAGTCATGCAGTAATTTATCAATGTTTATTTAAAGGGAAATCAAATGAAAAACATTCAAGACCAACGCTATATCCCTGAAGGCTACGAGTTGTCATGGGATGACCAAGACCTAGGTATTCAGATTTACTACAAAGAATCACCAACAATAGGCGGCTTATGCTTTGTTGGTAGAGCTATCAAACCTACATGGCACTATCGTTTTAAAAATGCTGAGCAGCGCCAGGCTGAAGTTACCAAGACTTTTGAATGGGTACACGCTCATGCAGAGCGTAAAGCTACTCGTAAAGCTAAAGCCAAAGAAGCATCTGCTAATCATGGTGTAAAGGCTGGTGATGTATTCCTTAGTTCTTGGGGTTACGACCAAACCAATGTAGATTACTACCAAGTTTTATCAGTAAGCAATAAAACTGCTGCTTTTTGCAAAATTGCTCAATTATCTGAATCTGATGGATATTTACAAGGTAATTGTGTACCAGCAATTAATAAGTTTATTGGTAAACCATTTAACAAGTTAATTCAAAAAAGCTCTGTTGATTCGGGTGCTTATATCAAAATTGCAAGTTACGCTAATGCTTATAAGATTGAGCCAGTTGCAGTAGTTAGCAACAAACCAATCTATGAATCATCACATTGGACTGCTTACGCATAAGGAGAATTACATGAGTTCATTAAATCAAACAGCATCCTGGGTAATTGTGGAAAAAGCTACAAATAAGGCGATTGTTGAGACATATAGCAAGAATGTAGCTGATGTACTTGAGCGCAATCAATCCAGTCCATATAAAGCAGTACCAATTTTGCAGTATTTACAAGAATTTAATAGGGGCTTACATGACTTACGACATTAAACGCTGGCGAAACATTTTAGGAGTCTCCCAAGAGAAAGCAGCAGAACTCTTGGGGGTTCATCGAGTAACCTACACCAGATGGGAAAATGGTAACTTTGCAATCTCTAATCCGGTTGTTTTGGCCTGTGAGAGCTATGTGTCTCATTACCCTGGCAATAATTCTAATAAAGCTATTTTGAAAGCTAGGAATGAGTACGAGCAGGCTTATAAAGTGTATTTTAATGAATCACCAAAGGGTAAGCATTTAGTATCTACCCCTTGGTTGCATAACAAATACAAGGTTATAGACTTTACTCCTTGCGATAACCCTTTGCCTTGAGCATTTCATCAAACGCTTGGGTAAGCTGGCCTTGTCGGTTGGTTTCCCTAGGTGTTGCCCCAAATTGGGAATAATCAGGGCGTTCAAAATATTTACGGTCAATACCTTCGGTAGATAATCCTGGTCTAATTTTTAATCCTGGAATAGTAGTTTTAGCCTTGTCTACTATTTCTTGCAGGCTTACAGAATCATCCCAACCACCTTTAAATATTAAACCTTCTCCGCCTGCCCTATGTTGGACTACGGTATCACCAAAACCACCCAATGCTTTATTAAGTTCTTTAATATCTTCATTGGTTAATGGTTTGCCGTTTCTGGTCAATAATGCAGCGTTACCTTTAGACAAATTGCCATATGGCAATGGTGTCACTCTAGTTACTGCTGCACCTGCTTGTTCTAAGTTTTCTGCAGTCTGGGCCACATCTTTTAACAATGCAGGGCTTTTACCTACATTTAAAGTTCTTTGTGCTTTAGCCACAAATAATGGATTACTTTCACCTTCCCAAAAACCTTGTCTTTGGGCTACATCACGCAACAATGATGGGCTTGCTGCTGTTTGATAACGCTGGGCGCTTAATAATTCTGCTTCAGGATTGCCAGAAGCATTTAAAAGGGTTTTGCTAGGAGTTACGGCTGCTTCTGTAGTAACTTGAGGGCGATATAAAGGACTTGCTGCCCTTGCTAATATTTGAGGGTTTCTAGCTAAAGCTACACCTGCTGGAGTTGCCATTAAAGCTGCATTTGCTAAATCCCCATAACTTTTACCTTGTTCATACGCAGCATAATTAGGGTCTGTAATAGGGTTTTTAGGCTGCATAGATTCTATGCCAGTAGCGCTTTCTAAAAATCCTGTAATTGCGCCAGCTTGGCGTGGTTTATTTAAACCCACTTGCATCTGTGGATAACCTGTATAAGCCTGCTGTCCGTCATTTAAACGGAGAAATTCTGCTAATTTATCTGTCCAGGCCATAATTTATCCTACGATGTCAGGGTCGTGGTACTTGTTCATAGCCTTAGATAAAGCCTCTTTGCGCCTCATTCTTTCATTGGCTTTCTTATTAAGCATCTCTCCTTTACCACCTTCTGCTAACTCTAATGGAGGATTGTGTTCTTGACGTTTTCTTTGTTGTTTTTCAAGTGTTGATTCTTTGTGCGGTCTAAGCATAGCGTTCTCTGGTGGGTAGCTTCTTGTCATGTGTTTCATTACATATCCTTCATTTTGTCAGTAATGACTTCTTTTCTTGTTTTGGCGGCTTGCTTGAAGTCTGAAGCACTTGGCGCACCTTTACTGCCAGGCTTTCTCATCTTTTCGCCAGAACCAGCTTTTATGCGTTCTTGCTTTGCGTGAATATTAGCGTATAAACCGTTTTTCATTAGCACTTCCACCTTGCCCTAGCTGCTTTTCCTCGTTCCCCTGTCCATCCTGCTGACCTTGCACAAAAACTATCGTGTCTTGGGCCACTAGACTGTGGTGCTTGTAAATTAGCATTGTTCTTCGCGTTATAAGCTGCCCTACCTTTAGCTGTCATCCCTGCACCTTGTTCGGTTGGCAAATAGTTCTTACCTTTGCCGACTGTAGTCTTTGGAATAGGCTTATCATGCTTTTCTACTGCGGCACGAATTTGGTCTTTGCGGCTCATCACACTTCCTTAAAATGTCCCTTTATTTTATCAAGTAATTGATTTCCATGTGTTTCTAACCAATGTCTGTACTGTGCCACTTGACCGTCAAAGTCAGTATATGAAGTCTTATAAGTTTCATCGGGGGCAATTCCTGTAGTTTCAGGGGTGATGTGGGTGCTAAAAGCATCTACCTTAATCCAGTTGCCGCAAGTTTTTGTAACCAATTCCCACCAATCATCGCCACATATATGCCAAGTGCAAGGTGGAAATATAAAACCTGAAAATCTTACTAAATCACCACCTATTGCAGTAATACCTGACATTCTCCAATCATTCTTGTTTAGCGTATCTTGGCAAGTAACTATGTTCCAAGGGGTTAAACTTTCCATTAGTTTTTTATCCCAATGTTCTGTAACAGGCTGTTGGTCATCACAAGTTAACCCGTAATAAGGTTCATTTGGAAATTTATTAAACACATAATTAAGGGCGGCTACCAGTCCAATGTTGTTTTCTAATACCTCTACAGTCCAAGTATTGGGGTATTCAATCCCCTCGTATAATTCAGAATTACCTTGTATTAGCAAGTAAAAAGGTTCAGTTGCCTTAGTGTCTATATAGGCTTTGATAGCGTTTTTAAGTTTTTCAGGGCGTTTGTAAGTAGGTAATATAAACATTATTGGTCTATGACTCCTGGTATGTGCATCACTTGGTAATTAGTAATAATGCGTTTTGGGGGGTATTTGTTTAATTGTTTAATAAATTCCCAATCGTGACCGTAACCATCACCCCATTCGCAATCTAAATCTTTTTTATGGGCAATGGCAGAAGTACCTATGCGCCCAAATTCTAACCATACTGGGCGAATTTTACCGTTTACATAGTCATCCCAATAAAGCCAATCAGCATCTATATTTTTTGCAATACGCTTTAAATGATTAGCACCAAACATATCGTCATTGTCTAGATAAGCAATGTAATCATATTTAGCTACTAATATTCCTATGTTTCTTGGCGTTCCGCTAAAGGGTGGTTGCTTTTGTATATTAACAAGCCTTACAGGGTATTTACGGGCTATCTCAGCCGTTTTCTCACACCCATCGGCTACCACTATCAACTCACCTATTTCTTGGGCTAGAAAACTCTCTATTGCCCTTGGTAGTTTTTCTTCTCTATTTGTTGCTGCATTAGGGTAATCACCTAGATAACTAGGCATAATTACACTAATCATTATTTCATGTATTTCTCGTAAGCAGCTTCTAACTTAGCTTTACGTTTGCCTTTAGCATGAGTGCGTTCTTCACTCAATGCAATCGCCAATGCTTGTTTTTTTGGTTTGCCGGCAGCTACCTCAGTTTTGTAATTTTTACCTACGCTTTGGGCTGACCCAGACTTGTCCATTGGCATGATGCTTCCTTACTTAAGGTTTTTAAGTTTGTAAAGGGTTGAGTCTATTAACTGGGCTATTTCGTCAATGATGTTTTGTAATTGGGTTTCTTGCGGCAAATCTTTGCGGGCATCATCTACAAAGTTTTTAAGGGATTCTAGGTATTTAACAGCTTCTTTTGGCTGGTGGTATACGCTTGGAAAGGTTGTAATCTTCTCATAACACCCCATATAGGCTTCAACAAAGTCATCTACAAGGCCAACAATTTCATCGTAATAAGTGCCTAAAGCCATATGCTTAGAGAATGAGTCTGTAGACCAATGAAAGAAATGGGTATTGGTTGCGCTGTGCAACATAGTGGCAGCAAACATTGCAACATTAGCGGTTTCAGTCATAAATCACTCCAGTTTTAATGATTTTAATACTTCTACAGCTTCTTCGCTAGAATTTACCCTGTATAAATGTCCACCTTTCCAGGCAGCAATAAACTTTAATTGTTCAGGTGTAAAGACTTTGTGCGCGCCATCTTTGACTTCCATTAAAATAGTATGCCCTTCATAGGCCACAAGTAAATCTGGTATGCCTTTGCCGACCATATGTAATAAGTAGACATCCGCACCGTTATCTCGTAGCGCTTTAACAACATCCTTTTGATTTTTATCAACTTTTTTGATATATGCCATATTTTCGGTTAGTATTCAATAACTTATTGATTATAGGGGAACAAATTGAAAATCCTGTTGCTTGACATAGAAACCTCGCCCAATGTGGCGCATGTGTGGGGAATCTGGCAGCAAAATGTAGGGCTTTCCCAACTCCTTGAATCATCATACACAATGTGCTATTCAGCTAAATGGCTTGGCGAAAAAGACATTTACTTTGATTCTGTACACCAAAGTAGCGCTAAATCAATGCTAGAGGGCATCCACAGCCTTTTAGATGATGCCGATGCAGTATGCCATTACAACGGCACAAAGTTTGACATGCCCACTTTAAACAAAGAATTTTTGTTGCATAAAATGACACCACCGCCACCAATGAAACAAATAGACTTACTTAGGGTGGTTAAAAGCCAGTTTAGATTTCCTAGCAATAAATTAGATTATGTAGCCCAGCGTTTAGGATTGGGCAAAAAGAAAGACCATGAAGGCCATACGCTGTGGATTAAATGTATGGCTAATGATAAAAAAGCATGGAAAACAATGAAAGAGTACAACATTCAAGATGTTCTTTTACTTGAAAAGTTATATAACAGGCTTCTTCCTTGGATTAAACAGCCAATAAATAAAACAATTATGGCTAAAGATAGGGATGGTTTTGTATGCCCTACTTGTGCTAAACCTAGTTTGATTAGTAAAGGGTTTAGGTACAC